AGCATCACTACCACGTTTTTGGTTTGGGTTTTGCCGAGCCTTTTCTTCAACATATAGCTGATAAGTTTCTTGCACTCTGTCATATAAAGCCTTGTTAAGTCTGTCCTCTCCTTTTTTAACCAAAGAATTGATGTTGGGGCTGTCTTTCATGTAGTGCATACAAGTGATCATCATCACCTTTTCATCAACTCCTACAACATCTGCCATCCCCTCGATGTCTTTTTTATAGTAAGCTGAGAAGAACCTACCACCAATATCGCCAACCTCACCTACAGATTTTCCCTTACACACTCTATGAAGAAGCTTTGAAAAAGGGTCTTTGAGGTCAACTTTACCGCTTGCCATATAATCTGTAAACTTCTTAGGGCTGTTTATACCAGAGTCATTAAAGAACATCCTCATGCCTTTTCGAGCTTCAGAGGACATTTCTTTACTCTGTCTTTTTGCTTCTGTAGTCAATGTGCCTAATAGCAGCTTCTCTTTTATGGCTTCAAGAAGAAAAGCTTCTTTTTCCATTTTTGCAATATGCAAAGAGGCAACTCTTTGTGATGCTGTTAGATTTCTCATCTTATACTCCAAGTTTTTTATTAAGAGTAATGTATAAGAAAACTATTGAAGATCGCTATGCCTTTTAACTTCCCTCTCAAGATACCAGATCGCTTTTTTTAAATCTTCAATAGAAGACTCTCCAGGTTTCTTGCCTGCTCTGAGTATATATTTGACAGCAGAGCCTAAAGAGAAATTGAGGTTATAAGCTTCAATCACCTCTATCGCTTCCATCTTTTCGGATTGGTAGTGATTAGGGTGATTGATTTTTTCGTACTTATCTTTACTCATTGGTAGCTCCTATGTTGATACAGGATTCTACCAATGATTTTTAGATTTGCTCTAGTTGAGCCAAAGCTACTCTGATGTTTGGATAAGAAGCACCAGCAGAAGCCATCTTACTAGCTCTCTCATCAAAGGCATCTACATTTACACCAAATTTAATGAATGCCTTCTCAATTAGATTTAAGAGAGCAGGAATAAAGCCTCCTTGTAGATTAGAGAAAAGCTCGAAAAAGCCTCTAGAAGCTGTACCCATAGGAATTGCGTTTGTGGTTGTCAAATCAATAAGTGTCCCTGCTACAACAATAAGACTAGTCCAATCAAAAGAGATAAAAAATGTAAAACCGAATACAGCAAGCACAGTCTTCATCAATCTATATAAAAGCTTACTTGTTCTTTTTAAGAAGTTTAAGAAATTGTTAAAAGCGGTTTTCAATACACCAGAGCTTGGTTTCTTCCCTTGAAGAGCATCCAAAAGAGGACCGAAGTCCTTTTCCCAACTTAAATATGCTGCTTTGATTGACTTACCTGAAAGACCACCATAATAATCTGCAAGGTCTTTGACATCCATCTTCTTAGGTCTACCACTCACAACCTGTATGAACTCTGATTTCATAGGATTTGAAACAACCAACTTTGAAATAGAGGGCATGTCTTTGAATGAAGAAATAGCTCCTTGTAGAGCTGTACGGATTCGGATCTCTAACTGAGTTGCCAAAGACTCTCTAAGAATCTTTTTACCACCAAGAGAACCCCAAAGAAGAATCTCGGTTTGAGAACCAACATCCTTAAGAGCATCAGTGACTCTCTTTATGAAGTTTCTTGGGTAATTCACAAGCTTGTTTCCAATATTAGAAATAAACTCTGTAATACCAGCTTCTTTTTCAAGCCTAGCAATTCTCATTTCAAGAGACCTGATTTGTTGTGCAGATACCTTTGTGTGCATGATACACTCCTTTGTAAGTTATTTATCAAGTGCATGAGGAGAGCTATAAACAACTTACAAAGGGAAAAAGACATGAATAAGAAAATAAGAAGCCTAGAAATGAGGATTGCCAGACTTGAAAGCAAAGTTGCAGGGAGCTGGATAGAAGAGAAGATTGAAGAGTTCGAAAAAAGCTTAAACCTAACCAGAAAGCAAAACAGAAAAGAACTCAAGAATATGAAAGAACTTTTGGAAGAGAGTGACCTAGACAGTCTGGGATCTATCGGAAGAGAGATTGATAGAGTAGGAAAGAATCCTTCTGAATTGGAAAAAGAAGTCCTTTCAAATGTCAACCGCCTGCCTACTTTCAAGGCTAGGGTAAAATACCTCTCTGATTTGTGGGAAAGTAGATTCGACAGAGCTTCTAAAAAAGCAAAGCAAAGCATAATTCATGCGGATGACTATTTCTGGGTCGCTTTATCACATGGCCTTTTTTATGCTTGTAAGCTATCTATGGGATCTCTCTTTGTTATTAATGTAGGATTGTTCCTAACAAAGCTCATGCTCATAGGTATGGTGGCTTATTTAGTTCTTGTAGATTTTGGTATTTACAAGAAAATAAAAAGCATGTTCTTCAGCAAGTCAGATGGGATCAAGCAGGCTTCTTTTAGAAATCCTGAACCTATTCTAGTTGACTTATATTAAAGGAACATTCTCCTTAGTGCTTGATCCCCACCTTTTGACCAGACTTCATTAGGGTCTTTCCCTCTGTATTTCCAGACTACTGCCCTAATACCCTTTGCTTGCATCTCTTTCTGCAACCACTTAGCTTTCTTTTGACCTGTCTCATCATTATCATAACAGATGTAAATGGTACTGGCCTTAGAATAGTATCTTGAGATCATTTCAAGAGTTAGACTATCCATACCAGCCCTTAAGGTTGCTATGACAGAATCATACTTTGAGACAACCTTATCTAAAGAAACCTTATCAAAGATGCCCTCTACTACCCATAGGTCACCACCTTCATGTAAGGTTTTAAAACAATCTTCTGCACCAAGTATATATGGATTCCATTGAGCAGAGAGAGTTCTGTACTGTATCACTTTTTTAGAACCATCTGGCATTATTTTTCTAGACTCCATACCTATGATAACACCTCTAGGTGAGGTGATAGGTATAACTAGATGAGAGGAGATACCTCGACCCCCATTGCCATATTGACTCAAGAATCTCGTACACTTGATATTTTCATGAGTCTGCCAAGAATGGAAGCTGACTTTACAGCTTTCATCCACACCTCTTGATACTAAGTAATTTAAGTATTCTGATAGAGGGTCAGCTAAACCCTCCCTTATCCACAAATCATTCATTTTTCTCCATAGCCCAAGCTGGGGGATCTGCCTTACCTTCTTTAACTAGCTTTGCTAAGTCATAACCTGACATATAAACAGCAGAGTCAGAGGTAGCCTCTTTACCATTAGTACAATCAAGATACCCTTGTATCATTTCAGCAGGTGCTGTTGGGATTGGATTCCCTGTTTTTACCATAGCCATTTCTTTAACCTTTCACGATCACAAACAAACTTAGATAACTCAAAATAAGACATCCAGAAATCTGCTCTCTTCTTATACCAAGAATTACATTTTCCATAGAGTCCAGAGTTGTGATGACAAACATGTAGATCTTTCTCATCCATAAACTTAAGCAACTTCTTAACAGTTTCAATAGAATACTTAGTGCTAGAAAGTTTCCTACACTCAGACTCAATCTGCTTCTTAGACTCTTCTTCCTTATAGCCTACATATCCTTTTTTTCTATGGAATAGCGGATATGAATGCCTCGCATGAATCTGGAAAATACCACAAGCTTTGCCCCTATCCCCTCTTTTAGTAGGTCGGAGTCTACTCTCTAACCATGCTAATGTATAGATTCGGGTGTCTTTCTCATCCCATGTATACTTGAGTATTCTTTTTAAATGCCTTCTCTTAGAAGCTCGTGTCTTGATTAAAGACCACCCACTCTTTTTAGAGTGTGATTTTACCTCATAAGAAGAAGCAACCTCTAAAGAATTCAGCATACACTGAAAAGACAACATAGTGATAATAACAAAATTCAAATTTACTGACCTTTCTGAATCATTTCATGCACAAAGTGCAAGGCAAGAACTGCTTGCCAACCAAATATATTTTCTTCCTTGAAATCCAAAACCTTTGAATTCAAGTAAACCTTCTTCATGTTATATGAAATAGCATCCAAAAACGTAGATAATAATTCGCTCACAAAGTCGTCAGATAACCCCTCATGCCCCATTCCAACCTTAACCCACTCCTCTAAAGGCATGGGCTGGAATATGTCTCTGAAGGCTAAATGGCAAAGCAATTCTGTTTCGGGAGTCATCTTATACTGCCCTCTTGTTTGCCCCTTGAGTAAATAAGGTAACTCGCTTTGCTCAAAAAGATATATGAACCTCTGAGTGAAATGGGCTTTCCACCTACCATTCAAGGTCAAGTTTATACTGCCATCTTCGTTCTCAAAATCAATCTTTGGGTCATCTAACCAAGTATTAATATCTTTGGTAGGATAGCACTTAGAAGTGAAAGACTTTAAACCTGTATCTGGCAGCTTTAATTCGTAATCCTCACGAATCTTGACCTTAGGCTCTTTGTAGAAGCTCACACTATCTATTGGCACTCCCCAACTGATCTCATATCCTTGATCTTTCAATACCCTCTTCAAAGACCTTACATTAGATCTGATTGGTTTTCTGCCTGAACCCAGAAGCAAGTGTCTAAAATAGACTTCTACTTCACCATCTTCCTCTGGGTGTGTATTCTTAAACAGAAAAAAGTCTACGCTGTCACCATAAGTTTTGAGTGGCTTATATTCAATCCCTTTTTTTTGGATGAATTCTTGTATGACATCCTTTGCATCATAAACCCCACCAATTTCCTTTAAGTAAGATAGATATTTAACAAGTTCTTCAAACTCTTGCTCTTTTAACTTACGCTTGACAAGGTTTATGTTAATCTTATATTTAGTTTTGACCCAACGAAGCACAGAAATCTTTTCTAATAAGTCCAAAATTCTCTCCTTTTTGAATAAACACTTTGTAAGGACACTTTATGTTTGACTATACCCAACTCCAACCACAAAAAATATGGCACAAAGGAATGGTATCTATTTTTTCTTTTACATTCAAACCCAAGAAACCTAAAAAACTAGGGGTTGATATAGAGAAGCATAGTGAAGATATCAAGCTAATCTTCTATAAGAGACAAGCTCAAAGTATGATTAGAGAGGGGTTAGACCCAGAAGAAGTTCTACATGAAGTATATAAAGGCATCCTCATAAGAAACAAAGGTAAATGCCCTTTCGACTCTGATAAGTCGGCTCTCTCTACTTATGTTGTTCTTGTGATGGACTGTGTTATTATGAACATCATTAACAAACACAGGAAAGAAAGGGAAAGATACTTTGTAGGAGTGGATGATGATGTAGCAACCTCATACGATTCCTCTTATGAAGAAGACCCTTCTGACAAGATCTTTATGAACGAAATTAGGCTTTCATTCAAAGAAGACCACCTAAAAGTCTTTGATGCTATCATGCAAGGATTTAAAATGTCACATATTGCAAGAATGTTTGGCTGGGAGGCTAGGAAAGTCTCTAATATAAAAAAAGATATTCAAAAAACTATTGCAATTAAACTAGACAGAAGAGATCTGATCCCATGCTAAAATATATATACAGTACTGTCAACGCAGGTAAGTCTGCAAACTTACTAATGAGAACGCACTCTTGCCACGAAAGAAGTATCACTTACCTTACTTTTGTACCCGAAGTAGCAAAAGCCAGAGATGGTAAAGCTCTCATCAGCTCAAGAATAGGCTTCAAATTAGAAGCCATTTCTCTTAGTAAAGAAGATTGCCCCCTAAAGATCATACTTGAAAAGGGCATGCAAGGCTTCTCTTTCCAAGTCGTGTTTGTAGATGAAGCACAGTTTTTAACAAAAGAACAGGTCAGGTCTTTATGCAGAATCGCAGACGAACTTGAAGTGCCTGTTTTTGCATACGGACTTAGAACAGACTTTAAAGGAGAACCTTTTGAGGGTAGTCAGTATTTGTTATCTTGGGCTGATATGATTGAAGAAATCGCAACCTTCGAACCTGGTTCTGTAAGGAAAGCAACCTTTAACTTAAAAGTTGACGAAGAAGGTAATCCTGTCAAAACAGGAGACCCCATCTCACCTGGATTCCACTACCTACCTGTATCAAGGAGAACATTTAACAGAAGCTAGTCTTCTGAATTAGGCTCTTCATCTGTTGAAGACTCTTCTTCAGATACAGGATCTGCCTCATCTGTCTCTGCTACAGATCCCCCTGTTGGAGATTCGTCAGAAAAAAGACTTTCTGGGTCTAGGTTATCAAATAAACCCTCTGGCAGATCTCCACCCATTAAAGCAGAAAGAAGATTTGTAAACTGCTCCATTTCTTCAGGAGACAAGTCTTCTTCCTCGCCCTCGCCTAAACTCTCTGGTGGCATCTCATCTCCACCAAGTGAAGAAAGAGCTTCTGGATCTAAACCCATACCTTTAAAGACATCCATCATTTGAACAAGAAAGTCTAATGACTTCTCTTTCTCTTTTAGGCTTTCATACTTCTTATTGAGTTTCCTCTGCTTTCTTCTTTTTCGAATTGCAGACTTCTTCTTCATTGCTCTTTTTTGCTTTTTGCTCAAAACAAAAACTCCTTATAAAAATAGATACTCTCAGAGTACCAAACACAAGACAAAAAAAAGGACACTGTATGCAGATAATGTGCAATACAGTGTCCTTTTCTTAATTAGGGAAAGATCTGAAAGTTAATCTCTGATAACAGATGGTTTAATAGAATCCCTGCTGCAATTGTTGGGGCTAACCAGAAGATTCTATGTGACTTCTTGTATTTACTCTCTATGACATTGTAGAGAGAGAAGCCTAGAAATGCGA